CTCCAACTGGTCTAGTTATTTTTGGGTCCTTCATAATTTTCTCCTAATTGTTAATATACTATCTTCTAGGCCCTTTCAAGACATTTACGTCTCGGGCTTTCATAGCGTCTGATGTTAGTTTAACATCTGCAGACATCATTGATTTCTCAATGGCTGTATCAGCTCTTAATTGAGCTAAATCTTCATTTTGTTCAAGTTTTTGTTCGTTAAGATCTTTTGCTTGTACCATTTTAGCTCTATCAAGTTCTATTCTTGCTTGATCTTCTTTCATCTTACGCTCTGCGTCCATTGCTTTTAAATCAACTTCTCTTTGTTTTAATTTTAATAATGGATCATGATCGAACTGAGAAGTTATTTTCTTTTCTTCCATCATAAAGTCTTCAGTCATGTCAGCAATCAATAAAGCTTTTCTAGCTTCTATTTTCTGAGATATTTGTTGCATCTGTTGTTGTGCTTGTGGATTTTGTACAGCCATTTGTTGTAGCTGTGGTAACATTTGCATTTCTTGAGGAAACTCTAGTTGTACCTGTTCTTGTGCCATCAATGATATATGCTCCATAATGTTTTTCTCTAACGCTGCAGTAATGCTAGGATTGTTTCTAACAAAGTTGCTTGCCATAAAATTTAAGTGGGCTGTAATATGCGCTCTGTGATCTTGACCAGGAAACGCTTGAAATGATTTTTGACCCATTGCATCTATGTGTTCGATAGCTGGATCTTTTGGTTGATTAGGTGGAGGTGGTGGTAAAACTCTGTCAATATCTTTTATACCAATTGCTTCGTACATACTTCTATACGCCATATACATGTTGTGCATTTGTGGATTAGAAGTTGCTAATCTTAATTGTTCTTGTGCTAGTGACACTCTCTGACTCATTGAGAATATGTTAGGGTCTGCAACAGGAAGTATATCTACTCTTTCATCAAAATCTGTTGCTTTAATATTTCTTGCAGCACCAGGAACATCATAAGGATATTCTGGCGGTAAAGACTCACCAAATATTTTGGCAAGTAATTTAAATTCTTGTTTTAGACCTACGTAAAGTCTTTTATGGATTGCTGACATCACTCTTGAACCACGTTCTAAAAGAGCCACGGTCGTACCAACAGCGGCCTGTTGATTCCCGTCCCCAACCTGCATGTCAGCAATGGACGCGAATCTTTGTCCTGCTTGAACTACAATTCCCATTAGCTGTAATAAGGTAGCTGATGGTTCTTTGTAAGGTAAGAATACGAAAGCATCTTTTAGATTACCACCTGGAGTGTCAACATCTTTAAATTCTCCTGGTTGTATTGCTTGAGCGTCATCTTTTACTCTGACACCTCTTTGCTTAAATCCTGCGGGTAGGTTTGATAATGTCCCTGCATCTAATAACTGACGGAGAGCCGCAGTTGCAGTACGACTCAATCCGCCAATCATATGAATTAATCCTAAGCCATAAAATCCTAGTCCTGGCAGAAATTTGAAGTGGACAAAATATTGAATTTTATTTTTCTTTGGATCATTGGGCGCAAAGTTTCGTCTAATAGACAAAACTTTCCTACTGCCTTCTTCGATTGTAACGACGTAAGGCAATTTTATTCCCGTTGGCTCTCCGTCGGGGCCAAGGTCTTCAAACCCTTCCAAGTCTAGATCAACGTGGCATTCTAGAATTGTGTATAAAGGATCTGTTCTTTGGGATTTTGTAACACCTCCAACTTCTCTCTCTTTTTCTTCGAGTTCGTTGGTGATTGTACCTGTTGGTTTTGTCAACTCGATGTCAGAATAAAAACCAGATACCATCTGTTTTCGTAATTCGTTTTCTGACATCTTGACAACATGAATGACTGATTCCGCATCGTCTAATGAGGTAGCCGTGTACGGAACAACAAGGTCATCCGCTGGAACAAACTTAGAAACAGCTCGCTCCAATAAATCGTCATAATAAACTTTTTTAAATGTTGAACCTGATAGTGGTAGGTAAAATAACATTTGATCAAAGTCAGCTTCATATTCTTTCATCTGATCCATGATCTGATAGTTCATAAAATTTTTAACTCTTTGCGCTTGCATTTCTTTTTGTGGATCTGATTTACCCATTACCATTGTTCTAACGGGTCCATCTGCAGGCAATAATTCTTTGTAAGCTAACGCTTGAAACTGGGTTACAGCTTCAGCAAGAACTGGGTGCGTTGCACCACTTGCTCCTTGAAACGGTTCTGTTCTGTTTGTGTATTTAAAACCTAAAAGATCTAACCCTTCAATGTATGCTCGTTCCCATTCTTTACGAGAAGTTTTGTATTCCATGTAATCGTTTTGTAATTGATTACCAATTTCATCAGTATCGTCTTCTGGGAGTAATTCATTTAAATTTGCAAAGTGATCTCCGCCATCTTCAGGCATATCAACTTTTGAAGGATCAAAATCAATTGTAGCTCCTTCTTCGTCTTCAGTAATTTCTACAGGACCGTTTCCAGTGTCTTCAATCTCCTCAACGTTAACCTCTTCTGCAACAATATTTTCAGGTCGTTCGTTAGGGAGAGCTTTATCTATATCTGCCATATATTTTCTCCTAGACTTTCTTAACTTGTTTTGGTGGTAATTTCAACCCCTGTGATAGAGGTCCTTTTTTAGGGGGCACTGCCCACCATTTATAACCAGGATTCTGTGCTGCTAGTGTTGGGTTTTTCTTGTTCTGTGGTTTTCTATTTTTTGACATTTAGACTAGCTATGCCTCCTTCCATAAGTTCGGCAGGTCCAAAAAGACCATAGTTATTATCTGGTTCGTCTTTTATGTTTGACATAATATAACTCATTTGTGCAGGACTAAAAACTTCATAACCAGTAGGTTTAGTTGGATTATTCATTCTATATAAATCGTATGCAATATCGCTTTTTTCTTTTTTAAGTGATTCAATGCCTTTTAGTGAAGATCGATAAGCATTGTTTAATTGATCTTGTTTTGCCATTAAATTTGATTTTTGTAAAGCTTCTGCTCCTTCTCCAGCAGCATCAGACATAAGATAATTACTTACTCTATCATCAGTATTTGTTCTAAAGTAATCTTGATTTTCTGCTTGTGCCTTATCTAGTTGGGTATCTAATTGAAAAGCTTGATTAGGAAAAAACTCAGGATTAACTTGTTCATTTAATGTGTTTTCTTCAATTTTTTTCTCTATGTCTTTTATAGCATTGTAGTTTTTAAAACCTACACCCATATCTTTTAAACTTTCTTTAAAATATTGCATCTTACCAATATCTTCATCTGTAACACCACGGAAACCTTGACTTGGAGAACCGGGTATATTTTTTAATCTTTTAATAAATTCTTTATCAGAATCTATTTTAGTTTTATCTCCTAACATATAATTAAATAAACTATCACCAACTGCTTCTCTAAACGACTTACCTTCTGATAACATATCATAACCAACAAAACCTGCTTCAGTTAATGCAGTAAATGCTAAAGCTGCAGGACCAAACAAACCCCTAAGCGATACAGCGTCTTTTAAAAATTTACCACTACCTAGAATTTTTTGTGCAAGACCGACGTCAGATTTTTTAAATCCATTTTTTAATCCTTCTTCTAAAATTTTTCTACCTTTGATTGCACATGATGTGCCATTACCAAACATGATTCTACCACCTGCTGCTCTACCACAACCTAATTTTTCTAATTGAGATAATATTTCTTTGCTAATTTTATTTGTTTTTGTTTTGTTTAATTTTGCATTTTTCATTGCGTCTTCTTTTAACATTTCTAATGTTGGTTTATCTGCAGCTGTTAAATTAGATAATTTTTTATTTCCTAATAAATCTGTTGGATCTAATTCTTGACTTGGTTTACTAAAGTTAATTGTAAATTCTTTTCCAGTAAATGGATCTTTACCAGTAAATTTTTTATAACCTTGTGTTGCTGCAGCAAGATCATTTCCTTTTTGATTTAACAAATCAATTTTATTTCTGTAACCTTTTGGTTTATTTTTTAATAGATCATTTATTTGTTCATTGTAATTTTTTAAAGTAGTATCTACAGTTTTTAAAGTTTCTTGGTTAATTAAATTTGGAGCATAACCTAAATTACCTGTTCTTACATATTGATTATATAAATCACCCATATGGCTTTTTTGAACAAGAGCCGTTTCAGGGGCTATTAAAAATTTTTCAAATTTATTACTACTAAACTCTCTTATCGCATCATTTCTTATTTTTGCATAATATTTTTTCTTTGCTGCCTCACTACCAAATTGAAGAGGAATTTTTTTTCTTAAATTTAAAGTATTAAGATATTTACTAAAAGAACCTTCGGGAACATTAAATTTTTTTAAAATTTTAGGAATATTTCCTCTTTTAGGATTTTTTATTTTTGAATAAGCATCTAATGCTTTTACAACATTAGCATTATCGATAGATTGAATACCTAGTTTTTTTGCATGTTCATTAATAGCAAAAGTAATAGCTTTGTATTCTGTACTACCTGTACCAGTTTTTATTATCTTACCTGCTTTAGTTTTAGAACCAACTTTTTGAGTAAATAGTTTTTGATATTTTTTTACAATTTTGTCGATGTTACCATAGCCTTTTTCTTGTAGAGCAGTGACCTCATCTAATGCTTTTGTTAAATTTGCTTTATATTTAGGTTGTTCTAAAAGAGTTCCACCTTCAGATTGAATATCTATTACATTTTTTGCAACAGGTGTTTTTTTACCTTCTTTAACAAAATTTTCAGCGGCTTCTTTATCATTACCAAATGATTTTTTAAAAGATTTTTTATTTCTTTCGTATTTTCCATAATATGTTTTAGAACCTCTTTCATGAGTCACCTCGTATACACCATTACCTAAATGTTTTGTTGTAGGAGGTTTACCACTATACCCGGGCCGTGATCCATCGGCATTGGGTTGTACTAGCTGACCAGCTGATCCACCGGTCGCGAAATTCTCTGTTGAATATAACTCGAAGAATTGATTAAAGTTTAATGCAGGGTTTTTCTCGCCTCTTCTATATCTTCTATAAGCACCTAGTACGTTGCTTATTTTTTTAAATGAATCTCGTTCTGGATCTACGCTTCTTACTGCATGATCTACGGATGAACCTTGGTTGTACATGTTCCGTGGTTCTTGGGCCATGGGCCTTGGACCAGGGTTATAGTCGTCTTCGTATTTTTCTAAAATTGATTCTATGTCGTATTCCATTACTCTCCTAACATAGTAGCTAAGCCACCGGTTGCTTGTAGCTGACGATCTTTAGTTAATAAATTTTTTTGTATGTTTTCTAATTCTAATAAACCTTGTTCTGTAACTTTAGGAGGAGAGGATGTTAGTTGTGGAGCAGCAGCTTCTTTCATTTCTTTTGCCATTTTTTCTGCAAAACTACGTGCTGTTTGTTCGTCTATACCTCCATCTATCATGTCTTTTATTATTTTATTTTTATAAGCTATGACACTTTCATTTACTTTTTTAATTTTTCTTGCACTTCCAATAAGATCACCCACCATACTAGATCTATCGTCTTTTGTTTTTTTTATCATTTCTATAATCATTTCATTAGCGCTCTGTCCAGTTTGCGGACTAATTTTGCCAAGCATTGCAGGATTGTCTAATAGTTTTTCAAATTGTTTAGGATTCATCATTTTTAATATTTCTGCCGGGCTTTTAGCGTTTGAACTACCTTTAGTCATAAATTTTAACATCTCTCTGGCTAATCCTTTTCCTGATGTTAATTGTTTTTTAACTAATGGACCACCTAGAAATAAACCAATACGGCCGCCGTCTGCTTTTGCGTCTGCTTTTGTTTTTCTAATAGCTTCAGGTACTTCTTCCCCTACTTCTTTAAATATATCATCAGAAATACCAGACATCTCATCAACAACCTCTCCTGCATATTCTCTATCAGTTCTTAAATAAGCTGTGCCTTCTTCATACTCTGGTTGTGTCTTAACAGGTTTACCGCCTTTACCAATAATAGTTTCTCCAGGTTTATAACTCATGTAAGTTTCTTCGGTTAAAGGATTACCATAGTAACTAGGTGCATCAACATCATCAACCGTTTTCATTCTTTGAATTTCTTGTCTACCGGTTGCAATATCTTCTGTTAATTCAAAATCTTTATATCGTTTAACAATCTGCCTATCTGCTAAAGATTGAGTTTGAGTTACATCATCACCTAGTGTTTTAATTTTATTTACAAGTTTAAAAAAGTATGGAGGAACTTGTCCGCCGGATCCTGTAGCTTGTTTTACAGTCTCTGTTACAGCTTTTTTAGTACCACCTTCACCTAAAGATAATAATCCTGATTTAAATGCTGCTGCACCACCTGTTAGTGTTGCAAGTAATTTTAAAAACGCACGTCTTTTTGGGTCGCCGCCACCTGCAAAACCTATACGGCCACCTTCTGCTGCTTCCATTTCTATAGGTTTAATTTTTGCACCTTTACCAGGTCCTGAAACTTCGTATGGTTCATCTTCTTCATCTATTTTAAAATATTTACCATTATCTTTGTACATAAAAGTTCCATCATCAAACTCTACGACATTGTCTTTGCTGTAAGGATTAATACCTGATTGTGGATCATAAGGGCCAATTTTAATTTCTGGTTTAGGGGGACGGTCTGCTGTTTTTAAATTTTTTAATTCTAAATCTTTTGGACGAGGCGTTAAAATACCGTAAGGTGCTTCTTTAATTAAAAAATTTTCCATCATTTGGTTTAATTTTTTTTCATCTTGTAAAACTTCACCTGGACCCATACCGCCAAATCTAAAAGGAATTCTCATATTGTCATTATCTTCTGCAAGCAAATAATTTAATCCTGTGGAAGTAGTTGCTTGGTTACCTGGTGACATTAATCTAGTTCTTGCATTCAGTGCATCTGCGCCGTGGCCGATGTCATCGAGACTCGGTTCAACGTCTGTGATACCACCTGTATAGAATCCTGCACGTCCGCCTTTGGCCATGTCTTCTGGATCATAGTCGTATAGGTTATCAGGGTCTCTTTGAAAAATATGATCTTCAGTATCTTGTAATATTTTTTTAGATTGTTCTGGTGTTAAATCTTTATACTTACCTTTTCTAGCAATAATAGAATTTGCTTCTTTCATAGCTTTTACTGGTTCTAAAGTTTTTATGTATGTGATTGTATCAGTAACAGTGTCTACTTTGTTTAAATTAGAATTTTGAAACATTTCTCTTTTAAGAACGTTGTCGTTTTTTTTAAGATTGTTAGGATCTACAATGTCACCACTTTTTTTCATGGCTTCTACTTGTTCTTTAAAACTTGTTTTTTGTGGAAACTGTACGACCTCACCTTTTTTAGGAAAAATTTTATTCAATTGATCTATGGCTGCTTGACCGGAATAAACTCTAGGTTTGCTTGCAGATTCAATTATATTTAAAAATTTTGCAACGTCTGCCTCTGATCTAATAAAATCATCTAATTGATTCATTGGAATTCCTGCTTGTTGTAGCATAGCTACAATCTCTCCGGCTTTAGCTTCTGATTGCATAGCACCAGGTATAGTTGTAATCCCTGAACCTTGGTTCTTGGTCAATAATTTTCTAGCGTAAGCTTGTATAAATTTTGTTGCCGACATTAATAATACTCCATCTTCCTAGGTTCTGTTTTTTCATCTTCATAATCTTCTGGGTGGGGTAGGAAGCCTCCCTGCCTGAATCGCATGATAGCCATAGTCATACTGTCAACTAAGTCGTCATGATCGCCATGTGGAAATGACGCGCATTCTTCGATCATTTCTTCTGCAAAATGCTCATCAGGAGCCCAGATTA